CCTCACCGCCAAGGGGAAGTCCAGAGGCTCCAAGGGAAGCTCTCCGGCATGCCTCCGCGCCATGACGAGGACGTTCACGCGGGCGCGGTACTGGCGGCCCGTCTGCGTGAGTATCGTGCGGCCCCGCGCCATCGTCCATTCGTGGTTCACGCTCGGCGGCCACGGAAGCGCCAAGATGAGGGCAGGGGTGGTGGTGTTTTCGGTTCCCAGAGTCATCGGTTCCCAGTCCTGCTCCCGTCCCCGTATAATCTACTTCTACGAAGTAGATATATACGGAGGGCTACGGGTATTGGTTTTTTGAGTTGTAACTACCTGAATTTATTGAATTTCTACGATTCCCAGCGTTTTCTGGGAACCGTGGGAACCGTAGATTTTTTCCGGCCCTACGGTTCCCAGCTGGGAACCGTGAAACGGTTTTACGGTTCCCAGAGAAATGCCCGAAATCATTGAATATTTTACGGTTCCCAACGGTTCCCAGACGGTTCCCGGGAACCGTAGACAACGGTTCCCACGGTTCCCAGACGGTTCCCACGGTTCCCGGGAACCGTAGATTTCTGGGAACCGTGACGATGTCACACGGCGTCCGGCTACCATTCGGTGCCTTCCTTTCCGGTTCCCGGATCCGGCACCCTCGCCCCGCTGGTGGAGCCTTCGGTGAACTCGTAGGAGTCGGGGCTGGTCGCCATCGGGCCGTCGGGGACGTCAAGCCACTTGGCGGTCTTGCCTATCTGGCAGCGCACGATCCGCTTCTTCCGGAGCAGCTCCTGCACGCCGTCTTCGAGGCGGTGCTTCGTCCATCCGCAGAGCGGTTCGGGAAGCTCGTCCCTTCTGGCGTACAGGCCGGACATGCCGGACGCGGCGAGAGGCTTGCCTTCGGCGCACTTGATGCGGACGGCGGCCTCCAGCACGTCGAGGGCGTCCTGCGGGGCGCAGGAGTCGTCCATCGGCGTCGCGGCCTCCAGCAGGCCGTTCGGGTTCCTCACGAGGATCTGCACGGCGTTGTCGGAGGGGCAGTTCGACTTCACCACGCCGGAGTAGAAGACGTCGTGGATGCTCACCGCCCTGTTCAGCGCCTTGGCGGCTTTCTTTCTGGCGCTGCCGTCGGCGGGCCAGACCGCGTAGGCAAGGCGGACGCCGTCCACAAGCGCCGTGGTGCCTCTGATGCCCTCTCTCGCCGCCTCAGGCGTCCGCTCGGCGTCCTTTCCGGTTTTCTTCATATGGTGGGCCATGAGGACGCACGCGCCTCCGGCCTGCTTGGCGAGGCGGGCGAGAGCGCCCTGAACGAACGCTCCGGCCTGCGGGTCGGCGTTGACGTCCACGGCGACGAAGCTTGCCAGCGGGTCGAGGACGACGAGCTTCACGCCGCCCAGCGCCCTGCACTGGCGCACGATGGAGTCGAACTGCGGCGTCGTCTCGAAGCCCTGATGCCAGCCGTCCTTGGCGCGGACGATGGGGAACGGCCCGCCGTCGTCGGGAAGCGGAACGACGAACATCCTCCCCTTGGCGCGGCACCTTCTTGAGCCGTCTGGGTCGATGCTCTGGAGCCTCCTGTGGACGTCGTCCCTGTTGTCCTCCGCCGTGAACATGACGGCCTTCCCGCTCTGGCAGACCCGCTTCCCCAGCCATCCGGCGTCCCTGTTGAAGTCGATGCCGGACGCCTCGCCTCCAGCCACGCGGAGGCACAGGTCAAGCTCCAGCATGCCCTTGCCCGTTCCGCCTGCGGCGGCGAGAAGACACGGCGCGTCCATCGGCAGGGTGCCTTCGACGAGCCATTCCTGCGCCGGGGCCTGCCCCTCGAACTCCGCCACGTCCCAGCTGCGGGCCAGAGGCGCGGCCTCGCCGTCGGGCATGACGACGGCCTTGACGGCCTGCAGCCCTTCGCGGACGGCGAGGTCGTTGAAGTCGGTGGGGTTGCCGTCGAGGCTCTGGAAGTCGGGGATGCAGACGGTTCCGCCGAATTTCGCGGCGGCCTTCTGCATGGCCTCGACGCCGGGGTTCCACGGAACGCCCTTCCGCTGAGTCCAGCGGTCGTTGTCGGCGCAGAAGATGAACTTGGTGCCAGGTCGGGCCGCCAGCCACGTCTCGCAGGCAGGGATCACGTTGCCCGCATCCATCGCGCACAGCACTGGCAGGCCAGTCGCCATGTGGAGGCTTCCTCCCGTGGCGTAGCCTTCGCACACCAGCATGGAGGAGAGGTCGCCGTTCCCGTTGCCGACGAAGGCGTAGCGCCCCTTCTTGGCGAGGCCGAAGGGAAACTTCTTGGAGCCGTCCGGCGCTATCCGCTGAACCCCGGCAAGCCCTCCATCCGCGCCGTAGAGCGGAACGAGGAGCGTGCCGTCGGCCTCCTGCTTCGCCATGCCGAGAGGCGGGACGCCCTTTTTCTGGAGGTAGGGATGGTTCGGGTCGGCGGGCTGCGCCATGCCGTAGTCGGCCTGCGCCTGCGCCACGGCCTGCGCGTCGGCCTGACGGCGCTCTTCCTCGCGCCTCGCCTGCGCCTCCTCCATCCTGCGGCGGTTGGCCTCTATCTCTTCCTGAGACACGGGACGCGCCGCCGCCCGTCCCCTGAACCGCTCGTCGGCTCCCGTGACCTTGACGGTGTCGCCCGTCTTCCACGAAGAGACGACCACGGCGGAGACGCCGTCGCTCCACGCTATGGCCCAGCCAGACTTCTTCCCGCCCGTCTCGCCGGGGAGGGCGAACCGCTGGACAGTGCCGTCGGGGACGATTTCCGGCCGCCCAAGATCCATCGCGGCGCAGTCTTCGTAGGCGGCCGCAAGCACTTCGGGCCACGGGGCGCACGTCAGGCCGGAGGGGCTGGACTTCCGCATCCATTCGTTGAAGTCGATCACGCCCATGACGCGCCTCCCGCCGCCCAGCAGACGTCGGCGGCCCTGCACCACTTGCACGCGAACGCGGCGCGGGTGGTTTCCTCTCTAGGGAGAAGCTCTCCCGCCATGCAGGCCCGCTCGATGCGGTCGAACCGCTCTTCCAGACGCTCCGCCTCTTCATAGTCGTAGGCCACCAGTTCGTGGTGCAGCTCCATGAGGTCGGCGTCCACGGCGGTGAGCAGGCACCTGTCGAGGCCGAGCGCCTTCATGTACAGGCTGACCTGCCCGTAGTACTTGGGATACGTCCGGCGGACGCCGTCCTTCTTCAGCTTCTGCACCCACTTGTGGCCCAGAACCTTGCACTCCCACAGGGCCGGAATTTCTACGGGGCATGGCCCCTTGCCGTCCCACCAGACGACGATGCCGTCGGCGTGGCCCTTGAGGCGTCCGCCGCACAGCTCGGCGGCGTACTGCCTGCCCGTGTCTGGATCCCTTGCGTTGAGGACGAAGCCCGCCTGCCGGATCCATTTCGCTGCGGAGTCCTCCAGAAGGTGGCCCCGCTCGAAGATGCGCCTGACTCTCGGCTCCGGCTGGAGCTGGAAGAGCTTCTGCGCGAGGTCTTCGCCGAGGCAGGCTTCGGCGCTGTCCCTGAAGGCCGAGGCGAGGCCGTCGAGCTGGACGGCGCGTTCGCATTCTCCGCCGACCGCCGACATGCCGAGGTACTTGCGGGGATGTTCGGGCGTTTCTCTGAGGCCGTCGTCGATGAGCCAGTTTATCCTGTCCGGGAGCAGGGACTTCCGGTTGAAGTCGAGCAATGTTTGGCCTCCTTGAAAAATTTAAGGTCAAAAGGAAAGATTCCACCCTACGGAAGGCGGATTAGATACATTGGCGGTGCCAAGTGGGAGCAACCGTATCCAAACTTGGCTTTGAAGGCAAGAGGCAAAACCGGAAACGGATTTGCCAAAAGCCTGAAGCAGGCGTAAAAGTTGAATAAGTTAAGCATGTTAAGGAGTTGAAAAATGGGCTTCAAGGAAGACTTCGTCAGGGTGCTGGGAGAAGCCTGCCAGTCCTACGGCGGGCAGAAGAACTTTGCCAAGGCGGCTGGCGTGCCTCAGAACACGATCAGCCGGATCGTCAGGGGAGAAACCGAGAAGCCGTCCCTCGCCAACGTCGGGGCCATCGTTGACGCCCTCGGCCCCGAAGCCTTTTTTCCAGTGATCAAGCGCACAGGAGCCAACTCTCCGGCGGAACAGGTGCGCGGATCCGGCCTGCCGACGGTTCCGGTCTTCGGCACCACTGGCGCTGGAGACCCGCAGGAGTTCTGGACGCAGGAGGCGGAGCGCGAGATCGAAGTCCTGCCCCAGTACGCCCGCCCCGGCATGGTCGCCCTCAGGGTTGACGGCGACAGCATGGAGCCGACCATCATGAGGGGATCCTACGTCGGCATCGCTCCGCTCAACGGCGGCGTAAACGAGGGAGGCATCTATCTGGTGAGCGTCCCTCTGTTCGGGCGGGTCATCAAGCGCCTCCATCTGGGAGACGGCGGAAGCATAGAGCTGATCAGCGACAACCGAAAGTACCCGCCTACGCGCCTGCCGCTGGAGCAGTACGACTCCATAGTCGTCGGCAGGGTTGTCTGGGTCTGGCAGGAACTCTGAGGACTGGAGAAAGGCGAAAACTTTTTTCGCCTTTCTTTTCGCCTAGTTGATACCAAGTTTGGATTGGCAAAGCCAAAAGCGGGAAAAAAGTTCTTGCACCCGAATCCAAGTTTGGCTACAAGGGAGCCGTCGAGAGGGTGAAGCCCTCAAGACGGCATGGCTCATTGAAAATCGAAGGTGAGGCCCGGAACGGGAATGTGTCGGCGTGTAAGCTGCGGAAGCAGCAGGCGTACAGAGTCTCCGTGAACAACGGCAAGCGTCGGCATGAATCTGGGCGGATCGGTCAGGGCAAAACCACCCTGTCATTTTTGCTGAAGTAAATTCTGGCGTGGTAGCTCAACTGGAAGAGCCGCAGTCTTGTAATCTGCAAGTTTTGAGTTCGAGCCTCAACTGCGCCTCCAGATATATGGGGAGCCTCATCAGAGGCTCCCTTTCAAATTTCCTTAAGTTTCCTCAAGGAGTAGAAGCATGAAAATCATCAACCTCACGCCTCATGAAATTACCGTTTTCGCGTCGTCAGACGTGAAGCCCGCAGGGCAGAAGGGCTATGCTCTCGCCCGTGCCAATGCCGAGCCTATATACAGGTTCCCCTCCCGTGGCATGTCCCGCGCCTCCGCATGCGAGACGCCCCTCAAAGACTGCATGGGTATCCCTGTTTTTAGCATGACTTACGGAGATCCCGAAGGCGTGCCGGAATGGCAGGAGGGCGTCATGCTCATCGTCAGCGCCCTGACCGCCCAAGCCTGCAAGCATGCAGGTCGCCGTACCGACGATCTGCTCACGACGGCCCGCGTCGTGCGCGACACAGACGGCCGCATAATCGGCTGTTCCGCTTTTGCGATGCTGTAGTCTTCAGAATAAAAAAAGTTGAAATAATTGAAAGGAGTTAAAGCAATGACCGACCATACCGCTCCCGACTGCATTGAACCAGTATCCACCCCGCGCAACGTAGAGCGTTGTCTGCTTCCCAAGACTGACCTCCCGTCAGTCCCGTTCGAGACGGCCTACGGGATCGTGTTCCTCGGAATTGCCTCATCGGAGGCAATGAAGGACATGTGGGACGTGACTGAACCCGGCACATGGATCTGTGCAGGGGGCCGCATTGAAAGCGGCTGGTGCCGCAGGGCGAAGACGGCTGAAGTCCGGTTCTGGCTTTGCTCCACCGACGTCGAAACGCCTGACATTATAGTCAGGCACTACTCCCCTGCGGGAACTGAAGAATCTCTCATGGAAATCGCGTGGAGCGACAAGGCTGAAACCATGTTTGACATGCAGCGCAGAGCAAAGGCTGTGCGAGTGTTTCTGGGGGTGTAGCAATTTTCCTCCAAGCTGGGGAGGCCGGACGCAGAGAGAGCATGATGAAACTGTCCGGCCTCCCGTCTTAAATTTCACGGAAACGTGTCCGAGTCAGGCTGGAAGGAGCCTGTTTTGAAAACAGGTGATGCGGCCGAGGTCGCACCGCAGGTTCAAATCCTGCCGTTTCCGCCATTTCACGGAGAAGGTATTCAAGTCTGGTAAGGAGGCGCGGCCTACACAGACGGCGTCTTCAGACTAAAGCAGGTGACGAACGCTAGCTTGGCCTGCCGGACTGAGTCTGGTCGTCGGTTCAAATCCGGCCCTTCTCCGCCTCGTTTCGCCCCGCAGGCGAAAGCCGAGAGTCCGTAGTCTAAAACGCAGGACACCACCCCTAGTCCCCGTCTGAATGCGGTGAGGGCGGGAAAACAGGGGAGGGGATGCGGGGATTGCGTCCCGCCGGACTCCGCAAAAATTTACGGAGGATTCATGCAGTTCCATAAGTGGCCCAAAATAGAAAACATCGAGACGGAACGTCTCCGCAATTCCCACGCATTCCAGAAGGCGTGGGAGGTCGAGAACTGGGTCGTCACCGAGAAGATTGACGGCACCAACATCGGTCTGAACATCGGGCATGATGGCAAGTGGAAGCTTTCCAGCCGCAACCAGTTTGTGGACGGAAACTTCTATGGCATCGGTTCAGCATGGCCCCAGCTTCTGCCTCTGGTGGAGCTGCTGACAAGTTCCATGATTGAAGAGTTTGACCAATTCACCCTTCAGGGTGAATTCTTCGGAACCAAAGTGATGGGGCGGATCGCCTACGGCGTTCCGCAGGCGTTTCGCTGGTTCGGGGCGTACTCCATACATAAGGACAAAGGCTACGAGCGTTGGCCCTTTGCGCTGGTGGAGCAGGTGCTTGACCATTGCGGCATGGCCTCGATGCTTGTCCCTGTGCTGGGACGCTGCAGGCATTTTGAGGAAGCTCTGGCAATGGCAAGAGCGCAGGCATCATTTTTCAATCCGGCGCAGCTCATGGAGGGCGTGGTCATCCAGCCTCTCGACGTGCCGATTGAGCCGGACGGACTCATTTTCAAGTGGAAACGTCCAGACTTCCGAGAAAACCGCCTGCCATCGCTCAAGCCGACCGATGCTGATCGCTCGGTCATCGACAGGCTCAACGCCGAGTTCAAGGGCTACATCACCGAAAGCAGGATGGCCTCAGTCATATCAAAGATGGACAGGCCGAAGTCTGTCACCGACTTCAAGCCATACGCCAGCGCCATATTCGCAGATGCATGGGCCGACTTCTGCGCCGACCACCCCGGCCTCGAACTGACCGCCGGAGACGAGAGGGCCGTCCGCAATGTCGGATCGCTGGCATATTTTACATTTATGAAAACGTATAAAAAATATTTCGAGGAGTAGTAAAATGGTAAATGCAACCGCCTATGTCGCTCTTTTTACGTTTCTTCTTGCCTCCGGGGAAAAGATTGAATCCGAAGAGGAGATTTATCCTTCCTATGAAGAGTGCATAATGAACGCCGAGGCAGAGGCGAAGCTGATGGACAGGCAGTGGCAGTGGGAGTCCCGCAAGACGGGCCAGCCCCGCTTCTTCAAGGGCGTGGAGGTGCGCTGTGAAAAGCGTACTCGCGACTAGCGTAGCCTGTCTTGCCATCGCCGTGGGCGCGGCGGGAGCATGGACGGCGCACAGGGCCGTTCAGAGCGTCGAGTTCTTCCAGAGCGAGGCGCTGAAGTGGCACGGCGAAGCGAAAAGCCTGAAGGCCAGCCTGTCCGTTGCGAGAGGCCAGCTTGCCGACGCGGAACGGCGCATTGCGGAAGCCAAGAAGGGTGTTCAGCCGCGTGCAGGACGCCCCGGCACGGTCAGCTACAAGGCCAACTCATGGATGAATGTAAAAGCCCCCTCTGACCGCTACTGGAAAGGACAGTGTGGCAGAGACAGGCAGAAGCATGCCATCTGGGTGGCACCGGAATATAGTCTTCGCGCAGGAGCGTTCGTTCTTCGTTCGTATTTTTTGAAGCACAAGATTTCTACAGTTGAGGGCATAGTGAAGAGGTTCAGCACGAACAACCACGCTGAATACATCTCCTATGTCTGCAAGCGCATGAACCTCAAGCCGGACGAGAGCTTCGACGTCATCCGCCGCATGCCGGAGCTTATTCGTTTCATGTCTGAATTTGAGACTGGTCGCCCTGTCCCAGACCACCTGCTGGCGACCTTGGATATTCTCGGAAAGATATAAGGAGTGAAAATGGAAAGCATTGAATCATTGGTGAAGGAGCATTTCGCCATCAAGTCGCAGATAGACGAGCTGAAGGCGCGTCTCTCCGAAGTGAGCGACCAGATCGCCAAGCAGGCCGTCTTCCCCGAAGGCAAGAACACTGCAAGCGCCAGCTTCGACGGCATCAAGGTCAAGGTGCAGCGCAAGGAAGCCTACACGTGGGATCAGGCAAAGCTCAACACGGCACGGTTCGCTCTCGGCGACGAAAAGTTCCTCAACCTCTTCCGCTACAAATGGGAGGCTAACAAGCGGGCGCTCGACGGCTTCATGGCTAACGCCAGCGAAGAGCAGAAGCGCCCCGTGGAGGACGCCCTGACCGTCAAGAAGAGCTTTTCCGTCAGCACGGAGCCGGAGGCGTAGGATGGCATTCGACATGAACAGCATCGTCTCTGCAAAGACGCTCTACAAGCCCCAGCGGTTCCTGATCTACGGCGTGCAGGGCATCGGCAAGACGACCGCCGCATGCACCTTCAAAGATCCCGTTGTTCTCCGCACGGAGGACGGCACGTGCGCCATCGACGTGCCGACCTTCCCTGAGGTCGCGGGAAGCTACGAGGACGTGGTGGGAGCCATACAGGCGCTCCACGGCGACCACCAGTTCAAGACGCTGGTGCTGGATTCTCTCGACTGGCTGGAACCGCTGGTCTGGGACAAGGTCTGCCGGGAGCATCTCGACGACAAGGGCCAGCCTCTCGCCTCCATCGAGGCGCTCGGCTACGGCAAGGGCTACGTCGAGGCCGGGAAGCACTGGCGCTTCATTCAGGGCGGTCTTGACTCTCTCCGCCTCAATAAAGGCATGCAGATCGTCCTGATCGCACACAGCGAGATCAAGACGTTCTCGCCGCCGGACAGTGAAGCCTACGACAGGTATCAGGTTAAGCTGCACAAGCGGGCGTTCGCATTATGGCAGGAGTGGGCCGACGAAGTCTTTTTCGTCAACTACAGGGCCATCCTGCGTTCCCGCGATCCGCAGGGCAAGTCGTTCCGCGCCGAAGGCTCCGGTGACCGCGTGGTGTTCACTCAGGAACGTCCGGCCCTTCTGGCAAAGAACCGCTGGAACCTTCCGGCGGAGATTTCCGTAGGCAGCGACCGGAGCTGGAAGCCCGTCCACGACGCGCTCAAGGCCGCCATCGGCGACGCCTATCCCTATCCGTACTAAAGGAGAAAACAATGATAGATTTCAATGGCATAGGCCCTCAGGGCGCAGGCGTCGGCGTTATCCCGCCGGATTCTATGGTGTGGGTCAAGCTGCACATCCAGATGCCCCAGCAGGGCCTCACTGGTTCCGCCGTAGAACTTACCAGAGCCAAGTCGGGTTCCACGATGGAATTCCTCTCCACGAAACTTGAAGTTCAGCAGGGCCAATACAAGGGCGCGAAGTTCTTCCATCGCTTTTCCGTCGGCGGCGCATCTGCGCCGGGGCAGAAGAGGGCCGTGGACATCGCAATGAAGCAGCTCTGCGCCATCCTTGAAGTGGCGCGGAACATCGCCCCGGACGACGCCTCCCCGCAGGCCACCGAAGCCCGCCGCGTCAACGGCTGGGGAGATTTCGAGGGCATGACGTTTCCCTGCAAGGTCGGCTGCGAGGCGGGAAACAAGCCAAAGGACAACGACCCGACGCACTTCTTCGTGAACAACGTGCTGACGAAGATAGTTACGAGAGGCGACAGCGAATTCTCCAGTCTCAGCCAGCCTCCCTACGAGCTTATCTCCGCGCTCCCCGTGCCTGAGTTCCCGGTCGGCGGCGCGGCTCCTGCGGCTCCCGCCCAGCAGGCTTGGGGCGCTCCGCAGGCGCAGGCGGCTCCGGCGCAGAGCGGCGGCTGGTCTGCCTCGCCCGCGCAGCAGACTCCGCCTCCTCCCACGTCCGCGCCGACCCCCGGCGCTCCTGCCCCCGCATGGGCGCAGCCCGCTCCCGCCCAGCAGGCTGCTGGGGATTCAGTTCCGTTTTAAGGAATGATTCTCAGACCCTACCAGTCCCGCCTTGTCTCCAGAGCCGTCAAGGCTCTGGAGAAGCGGGGCAACACGCTCTGCGTCGCCCCGACGGGCGCTGGAAAAACCATCATGCTCGGCAGCCTTGCCAAAGAGGTGGGCGGAAAAACTCTGGTGCTTCAGCACAGGCAGGAGCTGGTCGGGCAGAACATGCGGAAGTTCAGGCAGATCAACGAGGGAGCGTCATGTTCCCTTTTTACCGCCGAGAAGAAGTCGTTTCGCGGGGATGCCGTCTTCGCAATGGTTCAGTCGCTCTACGGGCATCTCGACAGGATCCCGAAGCTCGACCTCGTCATCGCCGACGAGGCCCACCACTGCGTCGCGCCGACTTGGCAGGCCATTCTGGAGAGGGCGCGGGAACTCAATCCAGACGTCAAGATTGCCGGATTCACGGCTACTCCTTCCCGCACAGACGGCAAGGGACTCCGCAAGATCTTCGACAACGTCTGCGACAAGATCACGCTGAAGGAACTTGTCGAGCTGGGTTTTCTGGTGCCTCCCCGTGCATTCGTGCTGAACGTGGACGGCAGCGCCGACAAGCTGAAGGCGCTGAAAAACCAGAGCGACTTCGGCGATCAGGCTATGGTCGCGGACGTGCTGAACACTGCCGTCGTGAACGGCGAGGTCATCCGCCACTGGCGTGAAAAGGCACATGGCAGGCCGACCGTGGTCTTCGCGGCGACAGTGGCCCACGCCGAAGACGTGGCGAAGGCATTCCGCGAGGCCGGGATCCCAGCCGAATGCGTGCATGGCGAACTCTCCATGAAGGAGCGGAACGCCATCCTCCGCCGCATGACAGCCGGAGAGACGAAGGTCGTCTGCAACTGCATGGTCTTGACGGAGGGCTGGGACTACCCGCCAGTGTCCTGCGTCATTCTTCTGCGGAAATGTTCCAGCAAAGGCCCCATGATCCAGATGGTCGGCAGGGGCCTGCGGACGGTCAGCCCCGAAGACTATCCCGGCATAGTCAAGAAAGACTGCATCGTTCTCGATTTCGGCATGAGCCTCGCCACGCACGGCAACATCGACGCCGACATCGACTTGGACGAGCGGGAAAGCGACCCCGACGGCGCTCCGCTCAAGAACTGCCCCCAGTGCGAGGCGGAGGTTCCGGCAGGCGTCAGGATCTGCCCTTTCTGCGGATACGAGTTCCCGCTTCCAGAGGAAGACGGAACTCAGGTGCTGGAACAGGTGGAGCTGTCCGAGGTGGAAATCCTCTCCCGCTCCATGTGGCGATACGTTGACCTGTTCGGCACGGGCCGCTGCTTCTTGGCGTCGGGCTTCGAGGCGTGGGCTGGCGTCTTCAGCAAGGACGACGACACGTGGTACGCCATCGGACGGCGCAAGCGGTGCCGGGTGCGCTGCGTGCTTGTCGGCGAAAGGACTCAGGCCCTCGCCGCCGCCGACGACTTCCTCCGCGAACACGAAACGGAGCCAGCGTCGAAGAAGTTCTGCCGATGGCTCAACGATCCCTGCACGGACGCCCAGATGGCCCAGCTTGCGCGGTTCGGCTACGGCCCCGGCCTGTCAAAGTACGAGGCTGGAGCGCATCTGAGCTTCCAGTTCGGGCGCAAGGACATCGAACGCATCATTGGAGTGTAGATGAAGATCATCGATGGCGAAGGGCTGTGGAAGGCGCTGGTCAGGGAAGGGCTGACGGAGAAGCGCGTCGGCGAGATGAGCCTCCATGAAATTGAACTCATGGCGGCCGTCTTCGCCGACCATGTGGACGGCGACGTCCCTCCGCACTGGAACGGTCGCGACCTCATCGTGCCTTTCGCCGCGCCATACGCCTGCCGATGGTGGAGGCACAGCTACAAACCTGCGGAACGCCTCAAGCTTCTCGTCGAGGCCGGGGTGCCGAAGGACAGGCTGACGGCCTACATGGACGAACGCTCCATCCTCATGGCGGAAGGCAAAGTTGACGAAAGCGGAAACGAGATAAAAGGGGGCATGTAACGCATGCAGAACGAGCAGGAAGAGATAAAATCAAAGCCTACATTGTACGACGGCTACAATTTCCGCTCCAGAAACGAGGCAAAATGGGCTGTATTCTTCAACTATATGGGCATCGAATACAAATATGAAAGCAGAGACGTGTATGGATACAGGCGGGTGCTTCCAGACTTCTACCTTCCGAAAATGGGCATATTTGTCGAAATAAAGCACGACATGTTTACAGAGGATGCACGCGATGCCCATACGCAGAAATACAGCGTGATTCCAAGCACAACCGGGAAGCCGTGCATGATCGCTTATGGCGATCCGAGGCAGTGTACGACTTCGAGGGAGTGGAACAAGAGTGTCCTGATTTTCAACGCCATACACGCAACTGCGTCGGGCGAGGTGTATCCAAGCGACGACGTGGGGCTGTATCGCGCCCGGTGCTGGTTTGCGACGCTTGGAGTGGACGACTACGGCTTCTATGGCGCAACTGAACTTGCGACCGACATAGACAAGAACAGGTTTCATATTGTCTCGAAGATAAACGATGAATGGGTGAAGCAGCCATGCCTCGCTGTTTCAAACGGCTACAACCGCAACGTGGAGCAAGTTGCTCTTTTTGCACGGCAGTTTCAGTTTGAATATGTAGAAGAGCATCCATCGCCAGACATGGGCGAGGCAGACGAGGAGATAGCTGCAGTATGGCGTTCAAAGTACCCGCCGAAGCCAGTCTACGCAGGAACAGGCTATGGAGCTTCGCCGACGCCTCTATGGGCAAAATAGACAACCCCTACGCGCTTCGCGACAGAATTATTGCCACGTATCCGAGAGTGATGATTCAGCCCGACCAGCGCATTATTGCGCTGGCTAGCATTCTCGGCGCAAAACTGAAAGGAGTTTGGAGGATAAATGCTCACGATTAAATTCGGCAATATCTTTGAGCCAGACAAGTGGGCAACGCACATATGTCCGCTGTCGATGTCTGGACAGCAGCTGCGATATTGCGTTGGGCCAAAATGCACTAAATGGGTGACGTTGCTTGACGTACTGTATCTTCTTCCAAGCGAAGACAAGAAAGGCATAATGTTTGTTTACGACACGGAAGAAGATCAATCTGAATGCGGTTTTTGCACTCTCTAGGATGCACGCCGAGAAATTCGTTCCCGCGACCGTGGAAGCTCAGGAAGGTCATAGGCAGTCTGAGCAGCGTGCAACGGCGAAATGCGGATCCAACCTCATCCGCGACCGACGGGGGCCGACGGGATATTCGGCCCTCATTTCCAAAATCGAACAGGGAGGCAGGGTGAGCAACAGGTCGAAAACAAGGGGACTGCTGTCTCTTCCGGGCATGCTCGACGAAGCGGAGCAGGAGGCCATAGACTTTCTGCGGGAGCATGAACCGCCGGAAGGCTACCAGCTTTCGTTTTCCGGCGGAAAAGATTCCATCGTCATGCGCCATCTTGCCGACATGGCGGAGGTCAAGTACACGGCGCTTTTCAACTGCACCACCATCGACCCGCCGGAAATCTACGCTTTCATCCGGCGCAACTACCCCGACACGGTCTGGCACTATCCGAGGCACAACTTCTTCAGGGAGCTTGAGAGGAGAGGCCCAGCGTGGCGCAAGGTGCGCTGGTGCTGCCAGATCTTCAAAGAGACTAAAAACCTGAAGGACAAGCACAGGATCCTGATCGGCATCAGGGCGGAAGAATCGTGGAAGCGGGCAAGGCGTCCCAGAGTCGAGCCGTCGAAGAAGAAGAAAAGCCTGACATACTACGCTCCTATTCACCAGTGGAAGGAATGGCAGATCTGGGAATACATCGAAAAGTACAGCCTGCCGTATCCCTCCCTGTACGACGAAGGATACAGCCGCGTCGGCTGCAAGCTATGCCCCATGACGTTCGCGCCGGGGCCAGCCGCGCAGGCGCGTCTGGAAAGGGAGAAAAGGAAGTTTCCGCACTTCACGATGCTCTTTGAACGGGCGTTGAGGAAGTGGTGGAACAGAACTTCGGCCCCGACTGCAAAGATATACGCCACTTTGAAGAGTGGCTTGCGTGGTACTACAAGGGATTTCCCAGATAGGAGGACGGCATGGAAGAAAGCATAGAGCTGGCAGCGCGGTTCGCCGTTGACGCGGCGACAGCAATTAGCAGACTTGAACATATTGCGGAGACGCTCAAAAAACTAGGTTCAACGGCACAGGACATGATCGACATGAAGCCGGACGGCGTGACGGAAGAGGAACTCCAGAATGCCCAGAAGCTTGCCAACGCCATGAAGAAGGCGGGCGAACTTGCCAGCGAAGCTTATGCCTGCTTCAGTGGCATGCTGGAGGACTAATGCACTACGCCGAAAACTCGACCCAGCACAGAGACTGCATCCTTGGCTGCAGCTTCCCGCTGTGCGCGTGGGATTATTTCCCAAAAGACAGGGAGCGCCCCGCAGAAC